GCCCAAGTGTTCATGGCGTCGGATGCACCCCATTCCGCCTGCCTGACTACATTTACTCCGGGCTGAAATATTACATCTCTATTTCCCCCGGTATATATTCGACTACGGCTTTTGCGACCACTGCCTCGACTACGGCTTTTGCGACCACTACCTCGACTACGGCTTTTGCGACCACTACCTCGACTACGGCTTTTGCGACCACTGCCTCGACTACGGCTTTTGCGACCACTGCCTCGACTACGGCTTTTGCGACCAGTCTTGGGCATATTACGAGAACGTTTTTTAATTATATACCCCCCACTAATATCTGAAGTATTTATAGGCAAAGGCACTCCAGTATTAACATTTATTGGATAATAATTCCCCCCTTGTGAGGTATTACCAGTTAATCCTGGGAGACCATTTGGCATGTCATAAGGAGTTCCTTGTGGAAATGAAGCAGGAGTAATAACACTTCCTCCAGTGGTGATATTGCGAGTTCTCATTATATGTATTATATGTATTATAATTTATTATAATACATAATTTGTATCATACGTCAATATATCATTATTCTTTAATTTTATTTATTATAAATGATACATGTAACGCAGTCACACTGTCTTCTAGTTAGTGATTACTATATATGCCTATCTTATTTAGAATATTACTCATGAACTAAAATAAAAATAATTAATATACCTTATATATGGGTTAATTACTCAATATCAACATGAGTTAAGATGTGTCGCCTACAACACATCTTATTTAGTCCCAATTCATCTAATACTTCGCCCTCCGGAGTTTTATCTGCAAATTCGGGAGTAAGATATTGCACTTGAGTAGTTGATCCACCCATATCACTTTTTCGTTTACGAACTTCCCGTAGATAAAATCTATATTTATCAGCCAATACATTCCCGCAAGTAAAACACTTTACTGGTAGACTCATAGTAGGTATACCATACATATAATATTAATTTCTATATCAATTTTTGACAATTATATTTTATTAAATGCATGAACTATTATTATTATTAATAATAATAATGAACTATGGACATCGTCCTTTACACTTGCCCTTATGTAAATAATAGTCATGATCCACTTTTATTCCTTTATTAGTTAGAAAGGTAGGTCCATGTTTATTACCACCCACGCACTGCTCACCATTTAATAGGACACAGTAACTTGCCGTACTACAGGCATGTTTGCTAAAACTAGAACAAGTATGATGTATTTTGAGGGGGTCATTATTTGCATTGGTGGGTATTGTATCTACCGACGGGTTTGTTTCAAACGCTTCAATCGTTACTACTTTATCAACACGTTTGTCCTCGATTGGCGTAAACGTAGTGCCTATTAATTTGAAAAAGGTAATTATAGTAATAAAAGATATCACTACTGTTAATATGCTTGGCCAATTTGTGCGTATAAAATTAACGGGATACATATATATATATAAGTTTATAGTTCTGTTAGAATATACCCATCCGTGGTTTTTACACGTCTATGCTGGGTATTAGTGGAATGCATCTTATCATGACACTTGTCACACACGTTCATTAAATTTGCTGGGTGATTTTTATGATGGTTGTTAGTATACCCTCGCTTATTAGCGCTAGATTGGTGTGCTAGATGATGTACCTCCTTACCAGGCTTCCCGCACAATTCGCATGGACCTTTGATCTTATTCACATTAAATGATGAGGTACCTTGTGACAAGGTATTTGCGGATTGAGGATTATATTTAATCCTAAGTTTGTGTGCTCGTTCCAGGAAACTATTGGGTAAATTAATGGACTTACATACTTCTAATCCATACATATCTTCGCCTGGACCGTCCTTTAATTTCCTATCATACATCAAATAATCCTTTTCCTTATTATAAGTGACCGATAAGTGCATCATACTAAGCTTATCCATATCTTCTATCTCAGTATAGGAATTAATTTCATGGAAATGTGTAGCAAAGATAAAACTGGTGTGCTTGCTATGCAGCCATTCTACTCCAGTCGTAAAAATACTTCTAGCAGAATTACTTTCAGTCCCTGAACATAATTCATCTCCAATTACTAAACTATTTTCATCGGCATGGTTTAATATGGTTCTGAGTTCGGACATTTCCACTGCAAAAGTAGATAGACCCTTAAATATATTATCATTTCCTAGGATCCGGGTAAATATTTTATTATATGGCGCATATGTCATGGAAGTACATGGCACGTAAAGTCCTGCTTGTGCCATGACAACGGCTATCCCCACCGATTTAATAAAACTACTCTTCCCAACTGCATTTGTCCCGTATAAAAGTAGTCCGTGCTTATCATATCCAAGAGATAGATCGTTTGTGACATACGTTTCATTTGTCTGAATTTGTTCTATCAGTGGGTGGCGTAGACCCGATACATCAAAGTAAGATTTTTTACATAAAGAATCAATGACAGGTCTACAATAATTATATTTATTTGCCATGTAACATGCATTTTGTAGACAGTCCGCCCAAGCAACAAATTGAGAAATATTATCAAATTCCGCGTTCAGTTCCGATAGAGAAGCACAATACTCGCGAAATACCTTTTCTAATTCGAGAATTAATGTTTTCCTTGAAGTTTGTAGGTTTGAGGACAAGGTGGCGATGATATCATTGCTAATAATTAGATCCTTTTTATTAGACCCCATACTATGCGTGTTAAAGTTATCTATATCGTGATCAACCCCATGAATAGAGATATGCTTCTTACCCAACAACTTCATGTCATCCAACGCCGACATAAATACTTTAACCCGTCTACTAGTACCAATAATATTTGGGTCGTTCTTAGGTGTCTCGTGAATCTTTACATAGACAGTGTTATGTTTTTTTTCATAGTCCCCGATTATCGTATTAATAGCGGCTACGGTGGCCTCCAACTGAATACTGTATTTGATACTATCTTCCAGCGCTATATCAATTGGCTTGGATACTCCTGGACGAATAAAACAGGCCTCTTCGGGTGACATAATTCCTAATTTGTCTTCACTAATATCCGACAGTCCTTTACATTTAGATAAATCAAAGGTGGTTTGTATAGTAGTTAATAATTGGAGGAGACCCTCCTTACAATTCAATTGTTGATTGTTCATGGCAGTGTATAAAGAAATATTAGTAGATACATGGGTAATAATACTATCTATCTTGACTAAATCAACCGACAATTGGGTAATATCTATGGGCATGATTTTGTTACTAATCACCTTGCGATAAAACATATCAATGTCCCTGACGCCTTTTAAATTGTTTCTAATAGAGGACCATGCGTCACTGTCCAGTGCATGACCAATATTATTATAACTTGTTTCTAGATTATGTATGCTAGTGGTAGGATTACTAATCCTATATCTAAATAATCTAGTGCCCATCGAAGTCATACAATTATCCAACAATGACGTAATTGATCGATATTTACCTTTATGTCTGTCGTCGTCCAAGATATTAAGTTGTCTGAGAGAATGATTTGCTAATAGAAGTGTATTATCTGCTTCCTCTAATATAGGATACATGATTTTCTTTAAAATAGTAGGATTACGTTGATACACGAAATCAAGTAATAGTATATAGGACTGCATGGCCGTCTCGTGTGTTCTAAACGAGTCGTATACAATTTCGGGAGAGGTTTTGACGAAGAACCGCTTCATTATTTCGTGTTGATATTGCTGTTTCTGTGCATTCACCGCAAAGGAAGCCAATTCCGTTTTATCGTCAATGTGTACAAGGTGTGTTTTAATATTAGATAACCCAATATAGTTAATAATATCCATACCATGTTTTTTATCAAATCCATTTAGAACTATAATTCATTCGTGTGGTGATATAATAGTTACTTGTCGTTCTAGGTCATCGTAGGTGGTTGAATCACCGAAATACCCTCCCTCAAATTGCGAAATTCTACTGCGACCCGTATTAACATCAATCGCGGACACGCCCATGCGAACAATTTCGGAAGTGTACCTCGTCTTTTCGTGCTTGGTAACCCAAATACACACGGAATGATTAGATACCTGAGATGAGTCAGAAGCAAAATAAGTACCTGGAGATATAATTTCGGATAGACTACGAGTTGTATTGGGCATTTGATGATCTTGGGTATAGATTGGACAAGTATATTCGTATTCTTGTAATTTTTTAATATACTTGTCCAGTTGTGTTAACCCAAATCCAGCCATAACGACCTGTTTGCCGTCAACAAATTGACCTTTTTTTGCAATTAGAAGATCACATTTAGAGGTGACGTCTTCAATGTTACTTCCCATAATTCCTTCTTCGTCCCTCAGCCCGTATATCTCGAAAAAGGAACCGACTTGAAGTAATACACATGTTTTTTGACCACACTCGAGCTTCCATTTTGCGGTCAGTGCGAGATATTCCTGTACTATACCCATGTTATATATTATTATAATGTTATTTCTTTAGACCATTTTCTTCATGTAAAAAATTATGTACAATATTATCGGAATTAGAATTAATTATATCTCCTGTTAGCACGCTCTGTTCGTACATTTCTCGTAATAAGGAGTTTGACCCTTTACTACCAATTTTAATCAAGTTTTTATCCCTTAGATATTTTTTAATTTCATGTATACTGGTTTGTTTTAATATAGTTTTTTCGGCATCTATATTTTTACGAGTATTACTACTTTTAATTAAAATGGATACGGTCTTGCCTGACTTGCCCAGTGAGTGTTTTATTGTTTTAGTGAGTTGTTTATATTTAATCATTCTAATTTTATTTTGTATGCCCTTTAATTTTATGGACCTATCTAAAATAGGAACCGTTGGTATATTTATATTCAAACAGGGTCTATTAGTCCCGTCACCCTTTAACGTTTTCATCCATTGTCTATATGTTGGCTTCGTCCCGTGCTTCATGCAACTATATGGAGGCGATGGTATATTTTTAAGGGTTTCCCGTTTTATTTGTTTAGTAGGACGACGATCCTTAATGGTAGCATCGCTGGACATAGCATCGATGGACATAGTCTCTGATAATCCCCTTTCATCGAAATCCGATTTGGAGGACATGTTCATCCCCGTCTTTAAAACGAGCGGTAGTTCAACTGAGACATCCATCTCTTCGTTAGGTATATATTCTACCACATGATTAATAGGGGTAGTTTTTTTTTTAGATTCTACCATATTTTGCAAAAACCCAAGTGTTTGGTTAAACTCGTTTTCAAACTCAGACCCCATATCAATGTCCTTTAACGCTATAGATGCATCACTAGCATGCGGTATAGTAGTATTCCGATTATTATGGAAATTTTTAATTTTTTTTAAAAACTCTTTGCGTAATTTACTACCCGATTGTAATGATTTTGATTGTGCTTTTTTTTTTAATTTCTTGTCTTTCTTTTCTTTCTTTCTTGTATTAGAAAAAAACTCATTATTTACCTGAATTGTCTTTGGATTGTCCATATTAAATAATATATATATTAATTTGTAAAGTATACTACCTAATTAATGACAAAAAGGTAAATTTAAAACAAATTAAAGATAAAATTGAAATAGTAATTAACTACCGGATAATCGGATACCAATACCTTTACACAATGACTTCTACGAAACCTTCGGATGATGAAATCAACTGTGATAAATATATCGAACAACCCTGGGATGTAATCCGTTCGTATTTTGCTGGAAATCACCTTAAAAAATTAGTTAGGCATCAAATCGAATCCTTTAATAATTTTGTTACTCATCAAATTCCTAAAACGATCGAAATGTTTAACCCTGTCCATATTCGGTCTGAAAAGTCCTTTCACGAGTTGTCGGGGAAATATAGCCTAGAATTAGATGTTACATTTCAAAACTTTAATCTATACCGACCACAAATTCATGAAAACACAGGAGCAACCAAGATAATGTTTCCCTCTGAGGCTAGGTTGCGTAATTTTACGTATGCGTCTAATATGACTATTGACCTGAATATCAAATACATCATTCGTAGTGGAGATTCCATGGAATCTGAACAAACATTTTATAAAATTTTGCCAAAAATTAATATTGGTAAACTACCAATTATGCTAAAGTCGGAGGTATGTGTGTTACAGCAATATGGGCACGTACCTCCTACGGTAACCAAAGAATGTGAGTTTGACCCAGGAGGATATTTCATTATTAATGGGTCAGAGAAAACCTGTATTGGACAGGAACGAGCCGCAGAAAATCTAGTACAATGTTTTAACACTGAAAAAAATATCAATAAATGGTCCTGGACGGCAGAAATTAAATCC